AATTCATAAGTTTGCAAAAATTATTGGTGTTAGCTATGCATCGGTTCGCGAGGCAATTGAGCAAGGTCGATTGTATGACAGCATAGAAATAACCAAAACCAAAAACGGAAAAAGAAAAAGAACACTTATTGATCAAAAGCTTGCAGAGAAAGAGTGGCTGGAAAATACAACAGTCAACAGCAAAAACGAGAAGTTGTATCAAAAGCTACAAAATCGAAACAAAGAAGTAAAAAACAAAGACGATAAAATAAAGCCAAAAAATCAAAGTGCAGTAACATATGTAGATGAATTTTCTAACTTTAATTTTCCACTAATAACAGAATCCAAAAAAAGATCAGCATTTTTTGAATCAGAAATCAAAAGATTAAAAGTGAAGAAAGAAAGTCAAGACTTGTTACCATATGATGCAGTCTATAAATTATTGTCTAATTTAATCGCACGGTTGCAAAAAGAAATCAGATTGACTTACACCAAAATAAAAATGGAAACATCGCCTGAAATTGAAAACATTGTTAAAAATATAATAGACCCTGTTCTTGCTAACATATCGAATTTACAAAAAAGGGATTTTGATAATGTATGATTATTCAGATATAAATTTAGAGAGATTGATAGAAGATTGTTTTCCACTTTTAGCTCCTCCTGAAAACATACCATTTTCTCAGTGGGCGGAGAAAAATAGAGTTTTAGATTCTATGAGCTCAAAATTTTCTGGAGCTTGGACAAATAAGATTACACCTTGGGTAATTGAACCAATGGATCTAATGGGTCCCAATTCAGGATACAATCATGTTGTGCTAATGTTTGGATCACAAACAAGCAAGACAGAATGTATAATTAATACTTTGCTGGCTTATATGGATATTAGTCCTGGACCTATGATGTGGTTTCTTCCAACCGATTCGCAGGCACAAGAATATTCTAAAACTAGATTGATGCCAGCAATTAATAATTGTGAAAGGTTATCAAAAATGCTTGGTGGTGGTGCAAGGGACTCTAATAACACAATTATGAGTAAAATCATCCCTGGAGGATCTTTAAGGTTATCGGGGGCTAACTCTCCAACAAATATGGCAGGTTATCCAGTAAAGGTATTATGTAGAGATGAGATTGATAGATGGCCTGACGATGTTAAAGGTGAGGGATCAGGTTTATCACTAACAGCTCAAAGAACAGTAACCTTCCAGGGTGAAGAAATGATTATTGATACATCTACTCCAACCACTAAAGGTTGTTCAGCAATTGAGGATATGTTTTTGTTGACGGATCAACGTCATTGGACTGTACCGTGTCCACATTGTGGAGAATATCAAGAGCTTTTATTTAGAAGAAAATTAAACGAAGATTCAGACGAGTTAACTAGAATGATGCACTTCACAAGAAATGAAGCTGGAGCAGTTATAAAGGCTGAATTAATTTGTTACCATTGCGGTTGCGCCATTCTAGAAGAGCATAAAATGGAAATGCAACAGAACGGAAAATATGAAGTGCGCAATCCTGGAGCTTCGAAGGCGGGTTTTTTTGTGAACGGGTTAAACAGCTTGTTTACAAGTTGGATTTCCATTGGTGAAAGATTTTTTGAGGCTAAGGGAGATATGCTAAAACTTAAATCATTTATCAATACTGTGTTGGCTGAAACATGGGAAGATACTGCATCTTATATTAAGCCAGACTCAATTGAGGCTAGAGCAGAAGATTATGATAAAGTCCCAAAAGAAGTTATATATCTAACTTGTGCTGTTGATGTTCAGCGTGACAGATTAGAGATGGAAATTAGAGGATGGGGTAAGGATTTTGAAAGTTGGGGGGTTGAATACCACACGATATATGGAGCATATGACGAACCAACAACTTGGACACAACTACACGATTATTTAAATTATCCTTTGGAAAGAGATGATGGAATAAGACAAAAAATATTTTGTACATTTATTGATTCTGCAGATGGCACATCAACAAAGAGTGTTTATCAATTTTGTCGAGAGCACAAAAAAAATAGAGTATTTGCTATACACGGTCGAGGTGGTGAAAATATGCAACCAATCCACGCCATAAAAGATTGCAATCAAAACAAAATTAGAATCATTACACTTGGTTCAGATACACTTAAAGATTTGTGTAATTTTAATTTAAAAATAAAAGAGCACGGAAAGAATTATGTTCATTTTCCAAAGGGCTGTGGATACGACTCTAATTACTACAAAATGTTGACGGCTGAGGAAAAAGTAGACGAAATCAACAAAAAAACAAATCGCATTAAAAGAGTTTGGAGAATAAAAAAGGATCAAAAAAGAAATGAATCTTGGGATATTTTTTGTTATAACAGAGCAGCGATCGAACATTGCATGCCTAAAAATGCAAAATGGGAAAGAGTAGAGGGAAAAATAATTGGTGCAGTTGAAGAAAAGAAAACAATGAAAAAACCATCAAAAAGAAGACCAAAAGTCATAAGAAATCCTCTTTTAGATGTATGAAAAAAACATATACCTGTTTAACATTTTTAAATAAAAAAAACTTATATTTAAAATATGGCAAATAAAAAATGCGAAATTTATTCAAACTTACTAGAAAAAGCAATTATTGCATATGAAAAAGCGCTATTATCAGGCGAAGAGTATAGAATTGCTGGAAGAATGAAGAGAACCCACTCTATTGCAGATTTACAAAAAACTGTTGACGATTTATCTTCAAAGGTTTATCGTTTTTGTAACAAAAACGGTAAAATAAGCTCAAAAAATGGAGTCCCTTTTGACATCTAGTTTTAAAAATTTATACAAAAAACACCTTAATATCACTAATTATCATGAATCCAATGATGATTACAAAAATTCCCTAAAAACTTGGTTACCACATCGAGGATTAACAGGTGATGCAGAAAATTTAAATACAAAAAACACTCTTAATAGGGCGTGGGATTTATTCAACAACAACCCTACAACAAGAAGTATTGTTACTGCATCAGCCAATGGTGTAATTGGTACAGGGTTGAAAGTTGGCCCTAACATTGATTTTGAAACATTGGTTATAGACAAAAAAAAAGCAAAAGAGCTAAACTCTAAGTTAGCAAGACTGTTCAACCTCTGGGCATCAAGTGAATGTAGTTGTGTTGACAGAAAAACTAATTTCAATATGCTGCAAATGAGGCTTTTTATGAACTACTGGGTGTCGGGTGATTGTTTTGCGCTTATTAGGAATAACAGAAATATATCAAAAAGAAGTTTTCCTTTCGATTTGTCGATTCAAGGAATAGATTCTGATATGGTTGCCAACCCAATGGGAGCACCTAACACTAATGAAATAGCTGGTGGAATTAGAGTAAATGAATATGGTGAAGAAATATCATATTTCTTTAAGGTTTTATCTGATAATATTGTTTTTGACACTAGTACAGATTCCGTAGAAGTGCCAAAATTTGGAAAATCAGGGCGAAGAAATGTGCTACATATACACGTTCCTGTTAGATTTAGGGAGCGCAGAGGGATTTCTTTATTATCTCCTGTTATGGAAGCACTGAAACAGCTAGATAGATTTGACGCATCTGAGTTGATGGCGACTGTGTTAAGTAGTTTTTTTACTGCGTTTGTGAAGACTCCAGACGTAGAAAATGAGCTTGGAGGATTAAGCGAGTCTGTGTTGCTAGATCAACCTAGATATAAAAATAGAGAGTCTGATCTCGAAATGGGTCCAGGAATGATTACGACTCTTGAACCTGGCGAAGATGTAATAATTGCAGACCCAAAAAGACCTAGCAAGAGTTTTAAAGAATTTGAGGACGTTTTTCTCACTAAGGTCTCATCTTATGCTGGATTGCCAGTTGAGATGGTTAACAGAAAATATGAGAGTAGTTATACTGCAGCAAGAGCGGCACTTTTACAAGCGTACCACCAATTTAAGATTGATCGTCAAAATTTTGCATTCACTTGCACACAATTGGTATATGAAGAATTCGTTGATGAGATAGTTTTGAAAAATCTTATAGAGCTTCCTGGATATCTACTTAACCCTCTCAATAAAATGGCGTATCTAAGATGTAACTGGGTTGGTGATTCAATGGGGCTAATTGACCCTGTTAAAGAGATAACCGCTGCTAAGATGGCACGACAGGAGCAGATTAAGACAAGTGACGACATATCAAGAGAAATGACAGGCAGATCATACCAAGAAAATTTGGATGTATTGGATGATGAAAATCAAGAAAGAAAAAATAAAGATATGTTGTTTCCTGATGAGTACGACAGGCAAACAAAAAGACTTGCGGTTGAAAAACAAGGAGAAAAAATAGATGGCTAAAACGTTTTATGTAGAGGGGTTCGTAGATGAGTGGATGGGATTGGAACTTGACTATATGCTTCGATATGAAATAAAGGAAGATGAAGATATTGATTTAGTTGTCAATAGTGGCGGTGGAAATGTTCAAATTGGATTGTCAATTTATGAAAAATTGAAAAGGCATAAAGGCAATATCACTGCGTATATTGCTGGTTTTGCAGCTTCAATGGCTAGTATCATACCATTGGCGGCGGATGAGGTTATTCTAGGGGATGGTGCTGTTGTAATGATACATGACCCTATTGGTGGTACACAAGGCAACGCTAAGGCTCACTTAAAAAAGGTAGAAATACTGGATAAATTAACCGATTCTTTAGTTTCAATTTACAAAAATAAATTAAGCATCTCAAAAGAAGAAGTTAGAGCAATGATGGAAAATGAGACTTGGATGAATGCTGATGAAGCTCTAAGCATTGGTTGGGGTGATAGGAAAGAGACTGTTGAAGGTACAAATAATACACAATCTGTAATTAATAGTATTGCAGCGTGTGTTATTAATGTTGATAACGCCCCTGAAAATATAAAAAACCAAATAAACGAGCTAAAAAATAGCTCAAATCATAACGAAAAAACGGAGGTCAAAAACAGTATGAGTCAAAAAAATACTGAAGCTCCAACAGCAAGCACAACCGCTGAAGACCTTGAAGCGGTTAAAATGCAAGCTGTGGAAGATGCAAAAAACGCTGAAAAGCAAAGAATGGAGTCCATTAAGGCGGTTTTCGCTGGAAATGGTCTAGAAAATAACTCAAAAATGAATGAATTGCTGATGGATATGGACTCTGGAGAGATTGATGCACTTAAGGCTTGTGCTGAAATCTTGAAAAACTCTCTTGAAGAGGCAAAAAGTTCAGCGCATCAAAAAACACTAGCAGAGAAAGAACTAGAGCAGAGAGCACAAGATGATAATGATCTGCAGGGTGTATGCAACCCATCAGAGTCTAATGGTGGAGAATCAAATTTTGATGCTCAGGCATTTGTTAACGGTTATGATTCAGTCGCTCGTGGCGACATTGGAGGATAATATTATGGCTGATGCGACATACACGCCAAAAAATGAAAGAATTTTCTCGGGTATTGCAGAGAAAAACGGGAAAGCAATCACTGTTAAATCAGGTCAGGGCGAATTAGCAATTGGAACAATCCTTATTGCACTTACTGCTGATGCAGGCGAGTACACTAAAATAGACCTGAGTACTACACCACCAGCGGTTGATAAGCAGACAATTGTTATATTATCAGATGATATTGATGCAACAAGCGAGGCTGTTGATTGCATTGGGTACAGAACAGGTCAGTTTGATGAGAATTACTTATTGTTCACAGGTGATATGACTGAGGCTTGGAGAAATGAACTCCGTGCTATTGGAATCATTCTAAACGAAGGTGCTATTAACGCACTTTAAGGAGATATAGATAAATGGCAGAAATTATATACACCCCAATGGAGTTAATTCCACCATTAGAGAAAGTTCTTCCAAGAGCAGGGTTTTTTCGTAGCTTATTTGCTGATTCAGATTCATTTCATCATGGAAGTGAAGAGTTTTTCCTCGATAAAGTTGATGGTGTAAGAGGCATAGCAACATATGTTAACAGAGATGGTGAATACGTTAAAGTTCCTTCACAAGGCTACCAATCTAACAAATTTAAGCCGGGGTACGTGATGGAGAAAATGATCATCACGCCAAAAGACCTGAGAAATAGAGATGCTGGAGTTGCTAATGTCTATGGTCAGCAACGACCAGGAAATAAGCTAGAAACAAAAGTTGGAGAGCAGTTCGCTAAGCTTGAAGAGCGTATGGTTAGACTTGAAGAAAAACAATGTTCAGAAGCTCTATCAACAGGAAAGGTCATTGTTAAAGGTGAAGGCGTTGATTATGAAGTTGATTTTGGATTGAAAGCATCACACAAAGTTGTTGCATCTCCTTACTGGACAGATACAACCAACGCTAAGGCTGTTACAGATCTAAGAAATAATAGAGCCTTGATTATACGTGACAGTGGTTCTGTATCAGGTGTTGTTCGCCACATTATGGATGAAACATCCTGGGCGCTTTTTGAACAAAATGCAGAGTTTCAGCTCTGGGCAACTAAAACAGGCTTCGATAACGTCAATTATAAGCCTAGCATGGAAAATAATATTGGTGCAACATATATTGGATTTATTCCTACAGTTGGTGAGATATGGACTTATTTCAATGAGTATAACGATACTGATGGAACAACCAAGAACTTTATGCCCGAAAAAAGAGTTATCTCAGTTGCTGCAGATGCAAGGCTTGAAGCTCACTATGGAGTATTGGAAAATCTTAATGCATCTACAAATGGGATGCGTGGCAAAAGACTTCCTCAGACAATTAAAGATGATTATGGCAAAGGGTACGAAAATACACTTGAATCATCACCTCTAATGTCACTAATTAACGAAGATTCAATTGCAGTATTGACAACACAAGCATAAGGAGTGCTGTTATGGTTATATATAGAAGTGCAGGCTTTTCATATGAAAAAACGGTGTACAATGAAGGCGATGCAATCAACAAGAAAG